AAGTTCTTTTACAAGGTTTATCTTGATAAGTTGAATGACACGTTGTCTTCCATGGCAGCAATTCAGATGGAACAACAAACTCAAGAACAAGCTTTTGGAATGATGTTTTGGGGAAATTCTGCAGTGGGAAAGTCTTGGATCGCTCCACAGCTCATTCAGTGGTTGCTTAAAAACAACCACTACCCTGATGCTAACGCGAACATCATTACTTACAACACCAATTCGAAGTATGATGATCAAGTGAGAAACAACACTTACGGTATTTTGCTGGATGATTTGGCCAATGGCAAAGTTGGTAAAGGAGCTTCCGACAATAGGCGTACCAGCGATTTGGTGATTGCTCTCATCAACAATGTGGCACAAGCAGCGGTAAAAGCTGATTTGGCTGAGAAAGGCAAAGTACTTATGAAGCCTAAAATAGTTTTGGCAACCACTAATAACCGCGAGCTCAATGCTGGAGTGGAAAGCCACAATCAGGCTTCTGTTCGCCGTAGATTCAAATATGAAGTTGAGTTCGTTGTCAGAGACGGATTTTGTTTGGAGGGAGGATCTACTGAGATTGATACTGAGAAAGTCAAAGAAGCTTTTCCCGGGAGTCCTTTCCCAGATGTATGGAAACTTTTTGTGACTAGATGTTTCATTGTAGATAAAGGAAAGTCTTCAGGAAAAGGATATGAGATGAAAGTGGTGAAATCCAAATCAGGCGAGAATTGGATGAACATGCAAGAGTTCCTAGAGTTCTGTAAAAAGGAATCCGAATTGCATTTCGCTAGTGAGAAGAAAGGACTCGAAACTCGAAAGAGTTCTCGAGCACAAATCTGTGAAGAATGTGGATTACCAGGAGGATATCACATGGATGACTGTAGTTGCAATAGAAAAGGACACAGTTTTACTGATGATGTTTATGATTCTCTATTTTCTGAAAACGGAATTCTCAATTTCGCTGACATGCTTTCGGCTGAAGAGATTGAAGGCATGGAAAACGCTCAAAGACTCATGGACCAGAATCCAGAAGTAGCGAACATGTTACGTACACAATCTTCATGGAGAAATTGGATGATTTTTAGTGCAATGCCCAGATGGATACTCAAAATTTGGATTTGGACTGGTGGCAATTTGAAGAAATTTATTATTGTTGTATTGTCCATTGCTCTTGTAGGACCATACTTTTTGGCTCTCATGCCAGGTATTGTTCCGAAATTTTTTTCCATAATTTGGGTTACCTTGGCTTTTTGGTTTGTTAAAGACATGTCTGTACATGCTATTGTTGAGACAATCGTTGCCAATAGTGCCGAGAGGAGTGCGCGTCAGGCATGGCGTACGCTCACAAACCGTTCAGCACGTGTTACTTTGTTAAAACGTATGGCTGTTTTGGGATCAGGACTGTTCTTTTTGTCCTACCTGATGAAGATGTCTTCTCTTACATTCAATGGTCATTCGATTGAAGCTGAATCCGTTGAGGAGGCCGAAGAACATATGAACCAGAAAGGTGTTTGGTCTTTCTTTCGTGGACTTACAGGAAATTCTGCTGGAGGTATCACGGTGAATATGACCACCCGAGATCTTATAAATAGAGTTTCCGGTAACATTGTTCACGTCTTGTCTGCAGTATCTGGAAAGAATAAATTGGTGAATGGTTTTTTTGTAGATAAGGGATATTTGGTTGTTCCTAAACATTTCACTAATCAACTGAATGACGAATCTGTGTGGACCATGTTGCGTGCTAATGGAAAAATTGACACGGCCGACGTCGACTTACGAGATTTAGATGGCGAAAGACAATGGGTTAAGTTCGGTCATGATTTCATTATGGTAAGAGTAACAGGCGTTAATGCTGCAAGAGACATTATTGATTGTTTTCCCAAACGTGCGAATGAAGGAGGATATTCTGCTGCGAAAATGTTGTACAGAAATCAGAAACACGACATCGAAGAATACAATGTGGTTGGTTTGGCAAGAAAAATGTACAAATACTCAGTAGGAGCGATGCGAAACATCCAAGGAGATGGTTACATCGGGACGTGTGAAAAACGTCCTAGAGCTGGGATGTGTTGTTCTCTGTTAGTGGCCGTGATGAACAAGCCTGAAATTGTAGGCTGTCATATAGCAGGAAAAGACACTAACAACGAAGAATGTTCTCAATTGATTACTCAAGATATGATCAGAAGTGCTATTGCTGAACTTGACAAGGTGTGTCAGTTCAAAAGAATCATTCAGAGTGAAGCGTACGAAGCACACATGGAATCTTGTACATCAGCAGACATTCATCCTTATTGTGCAACAAACATTGTGAGGAAAGACGTACCCTTAGATGTTTTGGGTTCAGTTGGTGGTACTGGTCCAAGGAGAATGTATACTAGACAAACTCCTTACCATACCGAAGTCTGCAAAGAGTGGCAGATAGAAGATCCATACGGAATACCAAAATCCACGGCAAAGAAAGTTGGAGACGAAATATTAAGTCCTTGGTACAATGCGGTAGAAGAGTTTTGTAATACTAGAAACTATATACCGTATACCTATCTTGCGAGAGCTCGAAAGGAGATTGTACGAGAGATGACGAAGAATCTCGAACAGTACGTGGAAGCTGGTGGTATCGTTCGCCCTCTCACAATAGATGAAGCAGTTAACGGCATTCCTGGAAAGAGAGGCATAGATGGGCAGAAAATGAACACTGCAGCAGGGTTGAAATATGGAAAGACGAAGGACAAACATTTGAAAAAGAAGACTTGGCCTTATGAGTATGAAGACTACGTTGTTAACGATGTCCAGGAATTACATGCAAAGATGGCAATGAAAGTACGTACGAAAAATGCGTTGAATAGCAATTTGAAAGATGAAGCAATGAAATTGAAGAAAGTAGAAGAGTACCGCACTCGAGTTTTCTTTTCGGACGAGCTTGATTACATGATTGTCA